GTCCTGATGGTACAGGTGCAATAGGTGTATCATCTGTTGATGTAACATCTAATACTGTAGCTAATGTTGTAATGATTGCGACTGGCTCTGGTTATACGAGAGCCAATGTATCAATTATTGCAAAGACAGAGCATGGTTCTGGCGCAACAGGTAGAGCATTGGTATCACCGCGTGGTGGCCACGGTAATAATGCTATCCGTGAGCTTGGCGCCGAGAAGCTAATGTTTAATACACGGTTTGTTGGTAATGAGTCCAATACTGTTCCCGGATCTGTGACATTTAGACAGATTGCACTAATTAAAGATCCAATATTTGCTAATGGAACACAATCCAATACCACTTCGAAAACTAACATTGAATTTTCAACTAGACTCCGTCATACCACTAGTGGTTCGAATAAGTTTTTAGAAGGAGAATTCGTTGCAGGCGAGACTTCTGGAGCAGAGGGCCGGGTTGTACAGTCAAACACTTCTACGGTCGTCTTAACCGCTGTAGATGGCACATTTATAGGCAATGAACGGCTTTTGGGCAACACTACATCATCATTTATTCCTTCAATTAATGGTAATGGAGTACTTGCTTCCGACATGATAAATAGTTCAGGTGAATTGCTTTATATACAAAATGTGAAGCCAGTATCACGAAATAAAGAACAAATTGAAGACATCAAAATCATACTTGACTTTTAAGAGATAGTAGACATGGCACTAGAAACAGATTTTAACGTAAGCCCTTATTTTGACGACTATGATGAAGAAAAGAATTTTCATAGAATTCTTTTTAAACCAGCCGTAGCCGTCCAAGCTCGTGAGCTTACACAATTACAAACAATGCTCCAACAGCAGGTTGAGAGGTTTGGTGATTATGTCTTTAAAGATGGATCAGTCATCAAAGGTGTATCACAACGTACACAAAGAATTTTCAATGTTAAGCTCCGGGACAACCAAGCCAATGGTAGTGTTCTTCCTGTTGCAGATTTGCTTAGAGCTAATACATACCTTAAAGGTAATACATCAGGCATCTTAGCTGAAGTTGTAAAGATTGCTGATGGTGCTGAAGTTACATCACCTGATTTTAAAACTTTGTTTGTTCGATATATCACTACTGGTACTAATAAAACTCAAAAAGAATTCTCGAATAACGAAGTCGTCTTTTTGGTTACTACTTCTAATACAGAACAAAAAGTTGTAGATAGCTTTGGTAAATCACTTGAAGCTAATACTCTTGCCACTGGTGCTACTGGTAACTCTTTATTGTTTACTGTTGGGGATGGTCTTGTTTATCAAAAGGGTAACTTTATTAGAGTTGATGCTCAAAGTAAAGTTATTGGCAAGTATACATTGTATCCAAAAACGCAAGTTGGTTTTGATATTAACGAATTGCTTATTAATTCGAATATCGATGATTCAATCAATGATAATGCACTTGGATCTACAAACTATCAAGCACCAGGTGCTGATCGTCTAAAACTCAGTGCAGCTCTTACACAAAGAGATGAAAATGCTGTAGGTAACTCTCAGCCATTCTTCCCAATCGCTGAATTTAAGAATGGTCTTCAAACAAGTTCTGCTTCTCGTACTGATATTAACGAGCTGGGTAACAAACTTGCTGAAAGAACATATGAAGAAAGTGGAGACTACATTCTTCGTCCATTCAATATACGTGTACAAGAACATTTGAACACAAATACAAACTTTGGTACGTATAATACAGACGCTTCTATCAGAGGTGTTGTTGGTAACAGAAATAAACTAGTTGCATCCATCCAAGGTGGTGGGGTTGCCTATGTTCGTGGTTTTAGAAATGAAATTACAAATAACATTCCTGTTGATATTGACAAGGGTACTGATGTTGAAGAAGTTAATGCACAGCCAGTAACATTTGATTATGGTGGGTATGTACTAGTTGATCAGTTCTGTGGTAAGTGGTCATTAAAAAATACTAGCGGCACATCTATTGCACTTTATGACACAGCTCAGAATGCAGTGTCAAGTAGAACATATGGTAAAACAAGTGTAAGTGGCTCATCTATTGGTACAGCCAAACTTACAATGGTTAAGTTTGAAACCGGTAGTGAAGAAGATGGAAAAGGCGATGCTAAGTATCGTGTATATCTGTATGATGTAGAGATGAATTCTGGTAAATCATTCCAGGATGTTCGTTCATTGTATGTTGCATCTTCCATGGGCGGTGGTGAACATTCGTTTGCTGATATTGTATTGCAAAACAGCAGAGCAACATTAAGAGAAAGCAATAAAACTAAGTTATTGTTTAATTTTGGTACGAATGCTATCAAGACACTAAGAGATACTGGTGGCAATAACGATAACCAATATCAATTTAGAACAGAGAGTGACTTTACATTTACTGGAGGTTCTGCAGCAACAACAACAGTAACCAAGGCAACAGGTTTTGATACAGGCAATCAGCCTGAAACAGTTACAGGTTCTGCTGACGACTTTATTGTTACGTTCTTGAATGATACTGAAACCGAAGCTATCTTTACAGGTTCTAAGTCTAGTAATACAATCACACGTACATCAGGTAATACTAATCTTGATACCAAATTTAGTGTAGGTGAATTGGTAAGAACCAATGCTCCTGGTGGTGCTAATACAGGTATCTTTAAAGTACATGCTGTTACAGGAACAACGCTAGTATTGACCGGCCAACCTTCTGGTGCATCTCATTATATTAAAAAATATTATCCAGCTGGATATGTTCTTGACTTTAGCTCCAAAGTAGGTACTGAAGGCACAAGAAGTATTTCAGGTTCTGGCTCTAGTGTTACTATCAATCTCAAAGAGAAACTTGCAGCTGACTCCTCTGCCTCTGTATCATACAAAGTACTTAAAACTACAGCAGCAGAAAAAGACAAAATTGTTCGTCGTAATCGCTTTGTTGGTATTAATGCAGCAACAGCATCAGGTGGAACAACAGGTCCTTGGACACTTGGTGTATCTGATGTGTTTAGATTGAAGGCTGTATATCAAGGTTCAACATATAGTGAAGGTGGCACAGATGTAACATCTTCATTTGAACTTATAACCAACCAACAAGATACACATTATGAAAACTCATCAATTAGACTTAAAGATGATGCTACTATCACAATTGGTGGTTCAGATAAATTAACAGTTCAATTTGACTACTTCGAACATGATAGAACAGATGGTATTGGCTACTTCAGTGTCGATTCATATCCAGTGAATGATACAACATCATCCACTTCGGCGAATACAATTCAGACAGCTGAAATTCCATTATATACATCCCCATCTACAAAGGTAAGATACGATCTTCGTGATAGTGTTGACTTTAGACCACGCTACAAGAACCAGACACAAGGTTCAACAACAGTAGCAGCCATTCCAACTATCAATACTGCGAACACCCTAGCTGATCACTCTTCATTTGGTAACTACCTTCCAGTTGTTGATACGAACTTCCAGGCTGATCTGCAATACTACTTGCCTCGCATTGATAAGTTGGTTCTCTCTAAAGATGGTCAGGTTTATGTTACCAAAGGTATCTCTTCGCTTACACCACAAGCACCAAGAGACCAAGGTGATGGTATTACACTTGCACAGTTTAACATTCCCCCTTATCCATCACTTGCTCCAGGTCAGTCGGTCAATAGACCAGACTACCAAACACGTATGAATCTAAGACGCTACAAGCGTTTTACAATGAAAGACATCGGCGCGTTTGAAGAGAGACTTACAAGACTAGAATACTACTCTGCACTAAATCTGCTTGAGCAATCAACAAGAGATATTAGAGAGTTGGATGGTTCTGGTGTAGATAGATTTAAGAACGGCTTCTTTGCTGATCCATTTGTTGGTCATCAGCTTGGTGATCTAGATGATCCTAACTATAGAATTGCTATCGATGCCCCAGCTGGTGAAGCTAGACCTAAGTTTGCTACAAACTTGGTTGAGGTTGAATACAACCGTCTGACATCACAAAATGTTATTGATAGACCAACAGATGTAAGACTTGAAATTAATTTAGGTTCAGCATCCAATGATTTGTGGAATTACATACAAACAGAAGTTAATGCTGGTAGAACAGTACAAGTGTTCCAAGGTTCAAACTTTGGTACAAGAACAGCTGGTGGTTTAATTGTTAACTACGGTACTGGTGCTGAAAGATATGCTTATGTTGAGCAGATTGATGGTTCATCTACCCTTGAAGGTAAATTTACTGCCGGTGCCTTAAACGTAAATCTTTCTGGTGGTGCTTCAGGTGTAATTGATGCAATCAAAACATCTCCTCGTGGCAAACTGCTGACAGTTCCTTATAAACATGATAGTTTCATTAAACAACCAATGGCTTCTAAGTTAAGAAATCCTACTGGTGAGATTTCATTTAACTGGACTGGTCATTTGGAATTGATTCCATCAGTAGACACATGGAAGTCTGAAGAAGTAGCTCCTAATGTTCAGATTGATATCAATCTTGCAAGTAACTTAGAAACTATTGCAAATGCATTTGGTACACAGTGGGGTGATTGGACTGATCTACCACCTCAAGTATCAACATCATCAACTTCTACAAACAACTGGTGGTTCAATAATACAACCACAACAACAACGACTACTGTTAATCAAAGACAAAGAGAAGGAACAGCTCTTGAAGTTATTCCTGGTCAGCAACAGTTCTTCCAAGGTGAGTTTGTAACAGATGTATCTGTACAGCCATTTATGAGATCCAGAATTATTAAGGTTCATGGTATTGGCATCCGTCCAAATACTAAGTTGCATGCATTCTTTGATGAGATTAATGTTGATGAATATATCCAACCATGGAATGATGACTTTGCTGCTAATACAGGTAACTTTGGTACAAACGTTACTTCATCTGATACTGGTGAGTTCTATGCTAAGTTTAGAATTCCTAACGATGAATCACTGAAGTTTACAATTGGTACAAAGGTAATGAAGTTTGTTGATGTTGAAGATCTGATTATTGGTCAAGATACAATCACAACTTCTGCTAAAGGTCAATACACAGCTAGCGGTCTTGAGCTTAGTAAACAAGGTCTTACAATCAATACACAAGATGGTCAACTGGTACAAACCAATCCAGTTGAAAGATCAACACCAAGAGTAACTACAGATGTTAGTACAGTTAGAAGCTGGGGTGGCTTCAACTGGCCTTGGGGCGGTGGATGGTCATTGGATGATCCACTAGCACAGACATTTAGTATGCCATCTACAGCACCTGCAGCATTTATTTCTAAAGTAGACTTATACTTTAAAGAAAAAGATAATGCATATGGTATTGATCTACAGATTCGTGAAGTTGAAAACGGAACCATTACACAGAGACTTGTTCCTTTTGGTATCACAACCTTATTCCCAGAAGATGTAAACATTAGTAGTGATGCTACAAGACCAACATCATTCACATTCCCAACACCTATCCACCTTGCAGCTGGTAAAGAGTATGCATTGGTAATCTACCCACATGGTGGTTCTCCAAGATATCGTTGCTGGGTATCCAAACTTGGTGGGAAAGATGTTACAACAAATAGATTGATTGCTAAACAGCCTTCTGTAGGTGTACTGTATACATCTTCTAACGATAATGTGTATAATGCTTTCCAAAGTGAAGATGTTAAATTTGAAATCTTTAGAGCACTGTTTGACACATCTGTAATTGGTAGCGCTAGATTTGAAAATAGTGCCATTGATCACTATGCTTATACCAATAACAAAGGAAACTTTATAACTGGTGAGCAAGTCAGAGGCATGTCACGTCTGAGATTATCACAAATTGGCTTCGATACACAAAATGGTGGTACAAGTACTAACACTGGTATTTCAATTGACACAAATGCTCAAGTAAGAGGATTATCATCAGGCTCTGTTGGTCTTGTCAGACACATTATCAGTCAAACAGCTAACGTAGCTCACGTTCTTGTTGATAGTGCTAATACCTTTACTAATGGTGAGGATATTAGAGTTACAAGATCTGCAAACACTAATGATGTTATCTTTGCACAAGCTAATACATCTGGTGGACAGCAGAACACGACTGTATCAGATGTTCAAACCTTCAACAACATTACAAAGAGACTTACAACTAATAACATAGTTGGTACATTTACTGCAAATACTAAATCTTATAATGGATGGGTCAGAGGTCAGCAATCAAATGCTGTAGCTCAAGTAACACACGTCCATGATTTGAAGGTAAATGTTATTACACCAAGATTCTCATATGTTGATTATGGTAACACTAATATTACTTGGTATCATTCAATTGCTTCCAATAATACATCAACATATGCTAACAGTGGTCTGTTGTCCATGACAGTTGGTGGCTTGAATTACTTCTCGACTGAGAAAACAATTGCAAGTAAATCCAATCACAATAAAACATACTTTGTGAAATCTGAGTTACAGACATCTACAGACTTCTTCAGTCCTGTAATTGATCTTGATAAAAATCCTTCAGCAATTGCTGTTCAGAATATTATCAACGATCCATATGCAACAAATACAATTGCTGCTGCTAAGGAAGCCACTGGCTCTTCTGATGCCTCAGCAGTTTATATCTCGAGACCTATCACATTGGCTGATGGTCAGGATGCTGAAGACTTTAAAGTCTTTATAACAGGATATAAACTATCTGGCTCTGATTTGAAAGTGTTTGGTAGATTCTTGTCTGCAGATGACCCTGAAGGTCTTGAGGATAAGAATTATACATTGATGACACAGATTACTCCAGCCAACGTTGTGTCTTCTACTACCAATACAAACGACTTCAGAGAGTATGAGTATGGTCTGACAGCAGGTGCTAATGCAGTTGGTAATACTACAGCACAAAGTGCTTATTTGTACAGCGGTAACAATAATGTAATTAGCTATCACGACAATGGTGGTGCTCAATATCATACATACAAAACATTTAACATTAAAGTTGTAATGACCAGTAACAATTCAGTCGACGTACCAAGAATGACTGATCTAAGAGCAATTGCAATGCAGGTATAATATGGAGAAGAAGTACGTTAGCGTTGAAGGCGATAGTAATCTTGTCAGAGATGAAATTACTAGCGCTGTTCTGTCGGTCGATAACAAAGGACTTTCAGAATATCGTCGTATAAGAATGCTAAATAGACAGAAGACAGAATCCTTTGAAAACATTTGTAATGATATAGACTGTCTCAAGAACGACATTACCGAGATCAAACAACTCCTTATCAACTTTGGAAAAATGACTAGAGATAAAGATGGCGATTAATCCAACAGAATTTGCTAACGTACAGCTAACAGATGACTTTAATACTTGGAGAACTCGTACCAACAAAACGTTGGCTGCCTTTTCAACCAATACCTTTACAACATCTAATACAGTCTTTTCAAACGGCACACCAAAAGCAGTCACTTTTGCACATGGTGTATTGGAAGGTTCTTTGTCTGCCAATCAGTTGTATGCTAATACATATCTTTCTGGTGGTGAGTTTGGTAATCCAGATACACTGACAATCACAACAAATAACTATACATTTGGTAAGTTAACTGTTGCAAACAATGCTACTATTGGTCTATCAGGACATGATGAGCTTCTGTCTACTGCTAGATTGCGCGCAACAGCGAATGCATTGTTCCGTGAAACAGTTAGAATGGATGCAAACGTATTCATTGGAACAGCTAACACAGATACATTGGTAGTCAACGCTGTATCAACATTTGATGGCGGAGTTACCTTTAGAGATGATGTAGTAGTAACAGCTAATGTTGACATTACTGGTGATAGTGTTAACATTACTGGCAACACAATTATTGGATCAGCTAATACTGACACTCTTGCAATTAATGCAACTACAGATATCAATGCTGCAACGAATATTGATGGCAATGTAACAGCAACTGGTAAGGTTACATTTAATGGCAATACAGTAATAGGCAATGCTAACACCGATACATTAACAGTAGGTGCTGATGCTACATTTAATGGTCCGGTGACCTTAAATGGTGTTACAGATGTTTCTGGTACTATGGTATTCAATGGTAATACAACTCTTGGTAATGCATCGACAGATAAATTAATTGTTCCATCACATTCAGTATTCCAATCCAATGTAACAGTTGGTGATGCTGCTAGTGATAAGTTGCTCGTTACAGGACATGCACAATTCTCATCTAACCTGTTTGTAGAAGGTACAACAAAACTCAATGGTGGTACTACAATCATTGGTAATGCAACAGGTGATGATGTAACATTTACAGCTAGAGTGGCCAGCTCATTTGTACCTAAAACAGATGGCGTACATACACTTGGTACTACTGGTCTACGTTGGGAACAATTGTTTGCAGATACAGTAACTGCTGGTAATGCAGCCTTGTCTGGTACATTTAATGTTGAAGGTGCAACCACATTGGATGGTGCAGTTACATTAGGTGATGCAACTGGAGACGATCTAACATTTACAGGTAGAGCAGCTAGCTCCCTGGTTCCAAAAACAGATGGTGCTGTAGACTTAGGTACAAGTGCATTACGCTGGCGCCAAGTTTATGCTGATGATATTACTACACGCAATGCTGCATTGACTGGTACTTTGGATGTAGATGGTGTATCGACATTCAATGGTAATGTTATTCTTGGCAACGCTAATACTGACACAGTCACAATCAATGGTGCCAGTGAATTGAATGGTGCCGTAACAGTGGATGGTGCAACGACTATTACCGGTGCTACAACAGTCAATGGTAATATAACTATTGGTAATGCTAACACTGATACCCTTACAGTTGAGTCAGGTTCTACATTCAAAGCAACATCAGAGTTCAAGGGCAATGTAACCATTCAAGGTAAGGCACAATTTAACGGTAACACTAATATTGATGGCGCACTTTCATTGGGTAGTGGGTTTACACTTTCTGCTACAGAAGGTGTCTATGATAGGTTGCGTGTTGATAATCATACTACTCTTGGTAGTTCAAATACAGATGTTCTAAACCTCAGAGCTACAGTTAATTCGTCAATCATACCAACAGTAACAGGCATTAAAGATCTTGGTTCTGCTGCAAAACAGTGGAATAATCTTTATATTGATGGTACAGCAGAAATTGATACGCTTTCATTGAATGGCACGACTGTTACAGCCACTGGTGCAGAACTTAATGCATTAGATGGTATCACTTCAACGGTTTCAGAGTTGAATATCCTTGATGGCGTAACAGCCACCGCAGCAGAACTCAATATCATGGATGGTGTAACAGCTACCACAGCTGAGTTGAATATCATGGATGGTGTAACAGCTACCACAGCTGAATTAAATAAAATGGATGGAGTAACATCCACTACAGCTGAGTTAAATAAAGTAGATGGTTATACAGGAACCCATACTGAACTTAATTACGCTAAGTCGTTGTATGATACAGGTGTTACTAGCACAGAATTTAATAATGCACTAGATGGTATTACAGCTACTGCTGCTGAATTGAATAAGTTGGATGGAGCTACTGTAACAGTAGCAGAGATTAATAAACTTGATGGTTTCACTGGTACAGTTGCAGATCTTAATTATGCTAAAGATCTGAATGCAACTGGAGTAACATCAACTGAATTCAATACAGCATTAGATGGTATCACTGCTACTGCAGCTGAACTGAATAAACTAGACGGTGCTACTGTTACAGTAGCAGAGATCAATAAGCTAGATGGCTTTACTGGTACGGTAACGGATCTCAACTATGCTAAAGATTTGAGAGCAACAGGGGTTACATCTACAGAGTATGATTACCTTGATGGTGTAACAAGTAATATTCAAACTCAGTTAAATTCAAAGCTAAATCTTTCTGGTGGTACACTAACTGGAACCTTAACCACTCGTACATTACAACCAAGTGCTAACACATATGATATTGGTACTGCATCTGGTGCTGGTCAATACAG